TGATGCTCACCGTATCCCCTAAGTGTTCTTGACGATTTCCAGAATGATGCCAGTAAGGGCACCACCCGCGAGAAGCCAGACAATCCGGCTCGTTGCCGCTGCGCCCTGCAAACGGGCCCGCCAGAGCTCCACTTCAAACACGCGGCCTTCGAGTGTGCCCAAGCGGCCGTTGGCCTCACGCTGCAATGACTCGACGACGCTGACAGCCTCACGCAGCTGCACCATCTCGCGCTTCAGCTCCGCCACGTCGTCGGGACTCATTACGCGATGCCCTGAACGATCAGTGACCTAGCGCTCCAAGTGCCCGTCGCAACACCGCCGGCCACGTTGTAATTCAGGGTGAAGGTGTTTGCGCCAGCGGTGAGGCCGGTAATGATGAGGCTTCGCGCAATCAGGATGGCAGCTCCAGCCGACAATACGGAAACCACAGACCCATTTGCATCCGCTGCGGCAAGAGTTGTGGCCCCAGAAACAGAAAATGTCGTACGCATTCCTGCTGTTGAACTGTGTGAGGCGTTACAACTGAACTGCACTAGGGCCGTCGTGCCAGTGGTCAGGGTGCAACTGATGGCAGTGGTATCACCACCAGTCATAGTCGTCGAATAACTTGATCCGCTGTATGTACTGCTGGTTGTTGATGACGCACCAACCGGCGTCACACAGACCCACGAAGTCCCGTTGTAAATGGTCTGGATTCCAGTAGGGACAGACGTGATGCTTCCTGTTGCGGCTGCAACAGTAGAACCACTGATATATGCTCGCTGGCCCTCAAATGGCGACGTGATCGCGGCATCCCGTAGGGCTTCCGTGGTGTAGATCGGTCCGCCGCAAAGGATGTTGTCGCGCAGCTGAGTGTTGAGCTGGGCGGCCGTGAGGATTGCCCCGGCTACCCACGTTGATGGTGTTGTCCATGCCATTGGGTGTTCCTCCTAGAACGCCAGCAGGTTTTGATCGAGGATTCCGAAAATATCGGAGTCCAGGGTGAAGTAGCCGTTGCTATCGGTGCTTTCGAACGTGAACCGTACCTTGTGGCTGCCGGGCACGATTTCATGGCTCACGCCAGAAATGAACACGTTTTGCGTAACAGTCGACGGACTGCCTGTGCTGAAGGACTTGGTGACGCTGGTGATTTCAGAAATGTCGGCGGAAAGCACTAGGTCTTGCTCGTCGGCGGTGAGCGCCGCGAGCTGCACGACAAGCCCAGTAAATCTCAGCACCGGGTTCTTGTAGCGGCCCAGCAAATAGTTCGCCAGCGCATTGACTTCCGTGCTGGTGCTGTTCAGCAGGTCGAGCTTCGTATATTGCTGCGCCTGGTACAGCGCAATGCTGGTTGCGTCTGAAGCGGTTTCGGGAGACGCGCTGGCCGGCGATTGCGCCTGGATGTAGTTGTAAAGCAGCTCGTCCCCGAAGGCGTTGGTCAGTGCCGAGTACGGAACGCCTGAGCCGGTATCGGAAAATGTGAGGCTACTAACTGGCGAGTTGTAACTGCGTCCGAGAAACACAAGCGAACCGCTTGCGTTGATGAACAGCGATCCCTGCTCAGACGCTGCTATCAGTTGCAGGTAGTTAAGGACGTTGGTGCCGGCGGTGACAATCCACGCACCGAGAGTGCTGGAACCGGTCTTGATGATGTATGGCCCCTGGTACGACACTTCGGGCCGGTTCAGCACGGCCTCGACGCGGGCACCGCTCAACTGCTCAGTGGGCGTCCACAGGTTCATGTTCTGATTGGCGAGAACGGTAAATGCATCGGCGCACGAAGCCGTATTCACGTCGCCATCAACCACGAAGTCGTACTCCAAATCCCAGTCGGTGACGAAGCCCGAGTAAATCTGAACCCCGCCGGCGAATACCTGCACAGGCTGTCGTGGGCCGACGTATGGGTAATACGGGCTTGCAGTGTTGAGCGGGTCAAGAATGCGGTTAGGGTCTTGAAACCGGATTGACGCGGTACCGGCGTTAAACTGCTCTAGCTCACGATTGCGACCCCTGGTGATGCTGACTGACAGCACCTGGTTGGTGACGTCGACCAGCTGGTACCCACCGAGGGTGCCGGTGCCCAGCAGTCCGTAAACCGAGTCGTCGAGCTGGAACGGTTGGCCGAATCCAGCGGTTGTCTGGAAGCCAACCAGCACCTGAATGGTGGGGGCACTCATGCCGCCGCGAACACCGGGCCGCTGCGGCGCTGAGCCGACTGGATTGCCTGAATGATCTGCTGCCCGATCTGGTCAGGCGTCGACACAAGCCCGGCCTGCACGTTGATGGTGATGCCCATGCCCATTCCGCCGGCGCGGTTGAGGGGAACGATTGCCTCTGGGCCAGCCTCACCGATGAGGGCAACGGTCGGCCTTTGGACAACGCCGCCCTTTGCAAGCCTCGGAATCTGTGGAATATCTGGTATTGGATCGCCACCAGGGATAATGGCGTTGACAACCCCTGAAGCCTTGTTGATGCCACTGATGCCCTTGTTGATGACGGTGATCGCACCGTTGAGGACTGATTTCAGCGCGGTGACGATTCCGTTGGCAGCTGCGTCGACGCCCGCTTTGATCCAACCAACAAACGCGCCACCGAGGTCTTGCAGACCTTCCTTTGCGGCACCAGCCAGCGTGGTCAATGCATCAGCAAACCCAGATACTTTAGCCCAGACTGCTGCGGCAAGTCCGGAGACTCCGCTGACGATCCAGTCAATCACCTTGCCGCCGATGGTTTGAAGCGACTCAATCCAGCCAACGGCAAGAGTGAGCAGGGCACCGGGCATTTGGGTGATTTTGCCCCATACTGCTTCGGCCAGTCCAGTGACCCCTGAGGCGATGCCGGTGACGATCGACGTACCGATATCCAGCGCGGCTTTAGCAATGGTGATTGGGAGGTTGAGCAGCGTCGTCTTTATCCACTCAACCACGCCACCGATCATGGTCTTTAGCCCCTCCCATGCCGCGCCAAAGTCTCCTCTGATGAGGGCCGAGATGGCATCGAAGGCTCCGGAAATAATGTCCCACGCGGCCATCACCGGGCCCTTCAAGTAGTCCACGACTACTTCAATGTACCCCTGGACTGCCGACCAGACGCCCTTCAATACATCCCGAAACGTCTCTGACTTCTTGTACAGCGCGACTAGGCCAACTGTAAGCAGGGCGGCGGCGGCCACGATAGCCATGATGGTCAGCACCACCGGGTTCATGGCCAGCAGGGTCATGGCGATGTTGGCACCAATGATCGCAGCGGCCACGACGCCCACGGCGGCCGCGAGTGCGAGGAATACGCCTGGGTGTTCCTGTGCCCACTTGCCCAGTTTCTGAAGCACCGGAAGGATTGCCTGAATGGCTGGCAGCAGGGCGGCCCCAACGCTTTCCTTCGTCTCGTCAAAGGCAATGCCTAGGGACTTCATTCGGCCTTCGGCGGTGTTTGCAGCTGCTGACGCATCACCGCTGAACCTGTCGCCGAGCTTCTTCATGATCTCATCAACCGAAGCACCGGACTTGACCAGGCTCCTCATGCTCGGGTCAAGCTTTGCAAGCGCCTTTGTGTTTCCGCCGTAGGCCTTGCTCAAGGCGTCGGAAACGGCCGAGAGCGGCTTGCCCGTTGCTGCGCTGATATCCAGCGCGAGCTTTAGCCCTTCCTGTGCTTTTTGCAGGTCGCCGGTGCCGAGGGCAAGCCGGGCAAGCGCGGGACGCAGCTCGTCATCCGCAACCGCAGTTGCCTGCGAGGTCGCGGTGATGAATGACTCGTTCGCCGCAATCTGGGCGTCCGTGGCCTTCGTCGTCTTGTCGAGGGTGCGGGCCAGCTTCTCTTGCGCCGCTTGGTCGGCAATTGCACCCTTCGCAGCGTCAAACGCAGCTGCACCCAGGGCCACCAGGGCAACGCCGGCGGGGATCGCTGCCATCCGGACACCATGCGCGGCCTTCGCCCCGGTGGATTCCAGCTGGTTGAACTTCCTCACCGCACGGTCAATGCCCTTGCCGTCAAAGTCGGTAAGGATTGGAATTGTGATTGCCACTAGCGCACCATCCCCTGCACGGTCTTTTCGGCTTCCTTGACCAGCGTAGCGATGCCCTGGTTGATCCGCGGTGCATGCTTTTCAGCAGTTGGCCAAAGGACACGCGGGGACCGAGCGCGGATATTCATGCCCAGGGGCTTGTTGGAGCTGATGGTCTCGAACATGACGCCGGCGGGGTTGCCCTGCGAGACGTACAGCACGGCGTTTTTGTTGCGGCGCGTTGAGGTCTTGACCTTCACACCCGAACGGACTTTCGACACCTGCCACGGCAAAATTGAAAAGGTCTTAGGTGTCCAGGGGCGCGCCATGCCGGAGAGCGGCAGCTGCGGATAAAGACTCTTGGCCTCTGCAACCATCGGAGCCACGATGTTCTTTGCGGCCCGCTTGAACTCCTTTTGGAACTCGGGGTCAACTTGCCGCAGGGCCTTGATGGTGTCTTTCACCCCTACGATTTCGGTCTTGACTCCCGCCGGCACGTCTTACCTTCTTTGAAGTATCTCCATGACCGTGTTCAGGTCTTTGACTGTGAATCTCACGTCCTGGGGCCAGTAGCCGGTGGCGGCAAGTACTTCCGCCATTGCCCGGCTTACTGTGCCCCGTCCGTAGGGTTTGTCCCCTCACCGCTTTCGTCCTCGATGGGCTCAATCGTTGGATTGGCCATGAGGAAGTCGTCAAACTTCGCAGGCACCTGAACTCCCTGCGATTCCGCCGCCTTGTAGACAAGGAACGCCACCCACTCCATCCGGCGCTGTGAGTCGATGCCCACTGCCTGAAATGAAACGTCGAACTTGCGTTCAAACGAAGTCGCCACGTACAGCGTGGTGATATCGAGGTCGCTGGTCTTGCCTTCGTAGGTGAGTCGGAATTGCGCTGGCATCTGTTCCCTTTCGATTGCCTTT